AGAGGAATCACGTGGTCTGTTACCACGCCGGCCCTCAACAGGCCGGTACCGCACTTAAAGCGGCACTCAATCGGAGAACGGTTAGGACCCTGTGCCGGCAACTGCACGTTGCAGGACTATCGGCCAAAGCCTGTCCTGCGCGAACAATGGGAACCACCCCACGCCGCGCCCTCCGTTTTACGGGTCGGGTCCCTCAACGCCAGAACGATGAGGTTGCCCAGCAGCCACACTGCCGGGCCAGAATTTAATCTAGCATTTGGGCTTGATCCCAGGGTGGTGGCCCTTGGGCGAGCTACGAAGCTCTCATCGTCACGAGGTGGTCGCCGAAGCTTTTCTCCACGTCGTCCGGACACATCGGTTGTTGCTGGGTCGCCGAAGCTTGTTGTCCCAACCAACACCGGAAATCATGTATACACGCATTTAGTGCTGCACAGGTTAATAGCGCAGACGAGGAGCACGGCGCAGTGCAGCGCCGGCGAGCACACCCAGTGCCGTAGCGCCTGCAGCGCCCGCGGCATAACCAGCACGTGCGCCAGCGCTTGACGCTGACCAGCCCTCGTAGCCAACAGCGTCCGCTGCGCCTGCAATGGCGTTACGGGCTGCTGACGACGCGAAGTCCCCCACCTTGGAGGACATGGCCTGCGCGACGCTGAACGCCTGGGCCAGAGCACCGTCATCGGCGGGCTCATTTGCCAGTAGCGCTGGGTTGGCTGAGAACATCGCAGACGACGAAGCCGTCGGCGTGCCCTCCCAGTGCGAGACGATGTCCACTTGGAACACACAGCCCGCACAGCCCTGGATGTGGAGCACGATTTCACGTGCGCCTTCGATGGCGAGGGCTGCAGAGTTGCGACCCACCAAGCTGTTGTTGGACGTCACGTCGCCGCCACCCGGGAGCCAGAAGTCCACATCCTGGAAGGACATGTCCGTTGGGTCACGGGGCAACAGCGAGCACATCATACCGTCAGGGCTGGCCTTCAGCTCCGACAGATCCCAGCGGGCCATCGTGCCCTGTGCGACCGCGGCATCCAGCAACGTCGTGTTGATCTGGGTGCCGGGGCCTGCATCGAATGCCTGGTAGCCCTGAGTGCCATCCAGAAGGGGTGAACCCTCCGAATTTGGCGTCTGCAAAGAGCCGTACTCACCAGGCTGGAGGTCTCGCACCCCCAAATACACGCGGCCAAACGGCTGGAAGGCCGCTGCCGCGGGTAGGTCCGCTGCGTTCAGCAGGCCAGCAAACGTGATCTTCACGCCAGTGGCCAAGTGCATCAAACGCAGGGCTTGCGCGTAGAGGTAGGCGGATGGACCCCGCGCCCATGCGGGAATCACACCGTTCGCGCCGACGCTCGTGGTCTGACCGGAGGCCTGCGTGTTGGTGAACCGGCTGTCAAACCGGTAGCACCTTTCCGACGTCAGGCCGCCCGTGTTCTGCATGTAAGACCAGAAGCTAGGGGCCGGCGTACCGCCGGCGCTAACTGAGGCCTGTGAGAAGCAGAAGCCGTTCCCCGTCCAATTGTCCGTGCCGTACGTCGTGTCTAGCACGCTCGTGTCGGCAAGGTTAGGGCGGAGTCGGAACCCCGTGCACACGCAGTTACCACTGACCGTTGTGCCGGCTTGGTAGCCGGGACCAATCACAAAACTCCCTGTCTGGGAGCCAAGAAAGGTCTGCACCACCCCTCGCAGGGGGAAGCGCACAGGTGGACGGCCAATTGGAGCCACAAGCATTGCGGTCAGCTGCGCCGCCTTGCCCGAAGGCGCGCGGCGCACTACCGTCCTTGGCCCCCGCCGGCTTGCGCCAGCTCGGGGCCGCTGCTGGCCCCCAGCAGGGACCGCAGCCACGCGGCGCCGACGCCCGGCACGAGCCGGGCGACGACCACCGCGACCGCCAGCAGAGCTGGCAGGATTGCGACCACGGCGAGGCATTGCGTCTCCGTGGTGTTCGATATCACTGCGGGTGGTTAGTCCGATCACGTTTAGCTCTTTGCTGGTTAGGCAAAAGCAGTATGTTCCGTGAGATCTACAAGGAAAGTACCTTGTTGTCGCGGCCCGCTAGCAGGACCGCCGAACTAAGCAGTGTATGAACGTCTGGCCGGGATACCATCCCGGCGGCTATAAGGTAGCCAACCTCCCGTAACGCAGGGTGCGGGTACATTTATGACCACCTCACGGCCCAGCTCGAAGCTGGAACCGGCGCCACTTTAGGCGCTAGGTCCGACACCCTGCGACTCATCACCCAACGCCCTCAGCACAGCCTGTGCATCGCGGGATGGGGTGAATGCAGGGGGTGTAGCCCCGGTAGCCATAGCTGCTGAGGCCGCGGCCAAGTGGTAATCCATCTCGCGCCTGTGTAAGAGGACGCTAGGGGGCACATGGCCGGGAATCCGGGCAGCCGCCATACTCAGTGTCTGCAGCTGGCGATCATACCAGGCATCACTATGTGAGTACCGCATAATTGATGGGACGAACCCACCAGGCAGGCCGTACCCGTGCCAAGCAGGCCCTGTCGGAGCTGCTGAGGCTGCGGGTGCGGGTGCACTGGCTGCGGCGGCGGGCGGTGCGGCAGGTGCGGCCAGCGTTCCGACTGTGTTCGGCAACGCTAAGCGCGCAGGCACCGGCCCGGCTACTTGTCCCCCCCGAGGCGCGGCTAGGGTTACACCATCAGAACCAGCCGGTGAAGGCTGGCCAACCGTCGCAACCGGCGCTGTCACCACAGGCGTGGGCGCGCCAGCCCGCGCCTGTGGCGCAGTCCAGTTGACCGGCGGCATTGGAATTGCCGCGGCGGAGGGTGCCACCGGTCGCCGACGCGACCCAGTGCTGAACAGCACCTGTCTTGGCGCTGGCACGGGCTCGACGTCTACTGCGCCTGGGGGAGCGCCACCAGCGCGACCACGCTGCACACGCTTGCCTGCACGGCGCGTGGGCTTTGAGCTAGTGCTTGAAGTGTCAGCATCAGCCCGCGGGTGGCGGGTGGCGGGTGGGGGTCGGGGCAGCGGGCCAAGGCCCGTTCCTGCACCTACATCCGCGTCGGCATCATCGTCAGCACGTGGGCCGGCAGCCACAATGGCCTGCTCAAGCTCATCCACGTGCGCACGGGCGCGCGCTATGTCCTTCCCCCGCATCGGGCGTGGCAGTTTTGGCGGATTCACAATCGCACCAATGATCACGCCGTCCCGGTAGTAAGCGAATTTCGCAGTGTCCTGCTCCTCGCAAAGTACCGGCGGCTTGCAGCCCACTGTCAACGAGTGGGTCGCCAGCCATTCAATCAGCTTCGAGGCCTGGGAGGGGTCGTAGTCGCCCCGTTCACACATGACCTTAAAAGCCTCCTGCCTGCCAAGAGCCATTGGTGGGTACGGATCGTTCTGCGCTCTGTAGTTGCGCATAAACCAATCGTCCGCCGTCCACTGCGCTTGCAGGCCCGGGTTGGCGCGCCGCACCGCCCCGATCCACTCCGCGATGAGTGGTGTCTCGGGGTCTGTGACGGCGAAGCCCTCCGCACGGTTGACCATGGCCTGCTCCAGCGAGATGCCGGCAGGCGCAGCCACAATGTGCATCCGGGTGACCATGCGGTCCCACGGGTAAGCACTCCCGGCGTTGAGCTGAGGAGTGGGGTAGAAGCGGCCGAGGAACTCAACACCCTCAGCCACCGGCGTCACTGCGTGCTTCAGCCGCAGGCCCAGGTCGGTCGCCACTTGCTCGTAGCAGCCGTCATCCTCCGGGCACGGCGTGAAGCCGTCGTCTCCGCCAAACAACCCCAACATCGCATAGGCCTCCGCGGGGGAGTAGCCAGCCAGGCGGTAACGGCAATATGCGGTGAAGGCGTTCACCACCGTGTTGCCGACAGACGTATCAACGTCTCCCGAGAGCTGACCAAACCCGGCATTGTAGAAAATGCCGTTTCGCGTCTTGGCCTCTGCGCAGACCTTTGCGGCGATTGACTGCCGGATCTGCTGCGCGTACCCCTCACCAAACGCGCGCACGAAGAACCGCTGGCGAAAGGCCATTAGCCAAGCGCTCAGTGTCCCATCGAACCTGCTGTAGTCCGTCGCAGAAATGCGAAGGTATCGGCAGCAAATGGCGTGCACGCGCCGCGCAGTCTCCCCGCACCCACCCCCAAATACGTACCAAGACGCGTTTGCCGTCAGGTACTTGGATAGGGCCAGTGTGAACCGGCCAAAGAGCACCATGTGCTCGGGCGGTACGGTGGAGATATTGCGCGGGTCGGAAATCTTCGCCAGCGCCTCGAACTTCTGGAAGGCCTTTACCTTTACGGTAGTGAATAGGTCCCACATTACCTCTGTGAGATCCCGGCCTTGTTTCTGGCTTGGCTTGTCCATGGCATCTGACACCTGATCCATGTTGAATGGAGCAACGCGCCCGAGGCCATCATCTTCGCCGAAAACCAGATCCATGAATTCAGAGGCGTAGGTGTTGTACACCTCCGGCGGCTCCTTGTCGTTGGCTACCTCCACTACACGCGACTGGACACTACGCAAATCATTGCTACGGTGCTCAGTGGCCAAGCCGCCTCCCATGGCGACAGGGTAGTGGTAGACGCGGCTCTTGTCCTTGATGGCGTCCAGATCTGTGTCTGTATACACTACTGTGTAACCGCCACCCGGCATAGGGCCTTCGTCAACGTGGGGAACAGACCAGCCAGAGCACTCACCGAGCCCCTGAACCTGGTTCCCGTCTACCACGAGGTAATCCGTCATCCTGGCAATGATTGGAAAGACTACTGCCTCATCCGGAATCTTTGCCAGGGCTTGCTGCAATGTACCGTCTTTGTGGCGCTCGGACCGATGGTACCTGAACAGGGCACCATGGAACACGTCTGCGCCGACGTTGTACGATTTCAGCTCCCCGGCGTTTGCCACCGACACCATGCGTACGGGCCCTTGGGCCCCTGGCACGACGAAGGCAGCGGCTAAAACGCCGCCGGGGATGAAGGGGCGGTATGGACGCAGGCCGTACGCGTCGCCGAATAGCAACGAGCAGGCCAACATTGGCACGCGCGCCACCGGCTCCAGCACCACAATCACACGGGGATCTACCTCACCCGCGTAACGCAGCACCGTCGCCCGATAGACGTACGACCACCAAATTCCATCAAACCGCACCAGCGCGCCATGGCTTAGCTGCAGCACTCCGTAGTTCGTCGACACACCTTGCACCGTCATCACAAACTCGTTTTGTGAGTTGACGGTGTATGTGGTGGCCCGCGTACTTCCCGCTACCATCGTAGGGTGGAGGCCCAGCGCAACCATGGGGACGAGCCTGGAAGCGTACCGGCCCAACGGGGCCAGGCCACTTAGCGAAACGACCGCGTTCGCCTTGTCCAGGGGGTCCTGCCTATAGGATTCAGAGTGGTCGTCAACCGCGGTACACCCGCGATTGTTGCGCGCAAATTCGGCCTTAGTCAAGCCGTAGAAATACGCGCGGTAACCCTGTCCTGCCAATGCTGTGCCAATCACGTCAATAACCGCCCCTGTCAGGGACGGCTCCGTCGATGGCATTTCACGCCCGGCCAACCCGGCTGCGACCAACGATGCCACACTCCGGGGTTCGGAGTGCGTCACGAAGGGTCTCGCAATACGGTGGGCGGTGCGATGCACTAGCTCCATGATCAATTCGTACACAGGCGCCACTAGGGCCGCCATCACCCAACGCCGCAGAGGGAGCTGCCGTAGCAGCATCACCAACGCGGCGCCTGAGATGAGGAGGAACAAATAGCGGCGCCAGCTCACAGGTGCACGAGTGTTGGCTGCTCGGTCAAGCAGCCCGCGGAGGATTGGATTCGCCTCCATCTTCCCTGCCCGGGGAGGATACTACCGCTTGGTAGTTGTCGTAGGATCCCACGATGTATCGCGGGTTCAGAGCACAAATCTGGGCGTGCTCGTCTCTTAGTGTGACGCTAGAAGCCAAGGGGTGGTTAGTCCCTGGGTGTGAGTGTTCTTCTATGTCTC